TGTCCTCCTCGATGAAGCCCAAGATCTAAGTCCTCTGCAGTGGGACATGTTCTTTTACATAGAAAGTAAGTGTGCTCGTTCATACATTGCAGGGGATGATGATCAAACTATTTATACATTTCAGGGTGCTAATCCTAATATATTTATTGATTTAAAAGGACACTTAGATCCACAAGTGCAATCACGTAGAGTCCCTAGAAAGATACACAAACTAGCAGAATCTATTTTTCCACACATGTCCAATCGATTACAAAAGAAATGGGAACCAAGAGACGCTGAAGGTAAAGTTATTTATAACGTAGACTTTTTCTCGTTAGATTTATCGAAAGAGAACTGGATGATATTAACTAGAACAAACAAAATGATGGAGAGATTAAGAGAGCATTTGTATGATTTAAACTTACGTTTTGATTCTAAAGCCCAAGAACTATTACCCAATAAAATGTTAACTGCATATAGAACTTGGATAAGATTAAACCAAGGTGCCTCTGTAAGTAAAGATGAAGTAAAAGATTTATGGGATTACTTAACAGTTAAACAAGGACATTTAGTAAGAGGTTACGCAGGCGGTAAGACTCTAGAAACTATTGACTCGATCAATATAGAAGGACTGAGAGAACACCACGGGTTGCGAGCAGCGGGGGGCTGGGAAACATTAAACTTTCCAGAGTTAAGTAAAGACTACATTAGAACGATTCTAAAGAACGGAGATGATCTAATGAAACCTGCTAGAATAAAATTATCTACAATACATAGTGTAAAAGGTGAGGAATGTGATAATGTTGTTTTGTTCACAGATCTAGAAAGAATCATCTATGAATCAGCGCAGAAAGATTCTGATCCAGAACATAGAACTTTTTTTGTAGGTATAACAAGAGCAAAAGAAAAACTATTCGTGACCAATCAAGATTACGAATATCAATATAACATAGGAGGACCAATAATATGACAAGTCAAGATGATCTAGAAAGAGCATTTCCACAATCAAGGCAGGTAGGAGGTTCACATTATAAAAATTTTCACATACAGCCGTATGAGTTTATTTCTAAAAATAACCTATCCTTCTTCCAAGGATGTGTTGTGAAATATGTCTGTAGATATTTATTTAAAAATAAGATAGAAGATCTAGAGAAGATAATTCACTATTGCGAATTAGAGATACTTAAGTTAAAAGATACTAAAAAGAAATAATGTTTACAGCTCAAACAGAATGGGATTGTCCTGAAAGTTTTCCAGATTTATCTGATGCAAAGTATATTGCTATTGACTTAGAAACAAAAGATCCTGATTTGAAATCTAAAGGATCTGGTGCCATACAAGGCCATGGAGAGATTGTAGGTATTGCTGTAGCTGTGGATGGTTGGTCTGGTTATTACCCTATTGCACATGAGGGTGGTGGTAATATGGATAGACGAATAGTTTTAGAATGGTTTAAAAAAGTTTGTGCAACAGACGCTGTAAAAATATTTCACAATGCAATGTACGATGTATGCTGGATAAAAGCATATGGCATACCAATTAATGGGCATATCATGGATACCATGGTTATGTCATCTTTGGTAGATGAAAATAGAATATGGTATACACTTAACAGCATATCATATGATTATTTAAGAGAAGTAAAAGATGAAAAGGCTTTGAAAGAAGCAGCAGAGTCTTGGGGTATTGATCCTAAAAAAGAATTATACAAACTACCCGCAATGTATGTTGGAACTTATGCTGAAAAAGATGCAGAATTAACTTTAGAATTATTTAAAGTTTTATCTAGAGAGATTACAAAACAAAATCTTTCCAACATATTTGATTTAGAAACACAATTATTTCCATGTTTAATTGATATGAAATTTAAAGGGGTGTCCGTCGATGTCGAACGTGCTCATAAATTGAAGAAGCAGTTACAACAACAGGAAGAAGAACTCCTACTGCAAGTAAAAAAAGAAACAGGAATAGATGCTCAAATATGGGCAGCAAGATCGATCGCCAAAGTGTTCGACAAACTCTCCTTAACCTACCATAGAACCGAGAAAACCAATTCACCTTCATTTACAAAAAACTTCCTTTCAACTCATCAACATCCGATGGTTAAGAATATAGCAAAAGCAAGAGAGATAAACAAGGCACATACAACATTCATAGATACAATACTAAAACATCAATTTAGAGGTAGAATACACGCAGATATTAATCCAGTTAGATCTGATCAGGGTGGTACAGTTACAGGTAGATTTAGTTATTCTAATCCAAATCTACAACAGATACCTGCAAGGAATAAAGATTTAGGTCCTATGATAAGATCTTTGTTTATACCAGAAAAAGATCATAAGTGGGGTTGTTTTGATTATAGCCAGCAAGAACCAAGACTTGTTGTACACTATGCAGCTACAACAGAGCCAATTTGTTTTGATAATTCTGTAGCGAGTATTGTAGAAAAATTTAAAGACAACACTGTTGACTTTCACCAAACAGTTGCTGACATGGCTAACATAGGTAGGTTTCAAGCTAAAACAATAAATTTAGGTTTATTTTATGGTATGGGTAAAGCTAAATTACAGGCAGAATTAGGATTAAACACCAAAGAAGAAGCAGAAGAACTTTTTAATAAATATCATGAGAATGTTCCTTTTGTGAGAGATCTTATGAATCATACATCTAGACACGCACAATCATCTGGATCTATTGGAACACTGTTAGGTCGTAGATGCAGATTTACAAAGTGGGAGCCAAATAGATTTGGTATGCATAAACCTATGGAGTTTGAGGAGGCGGAAAGAACTTATGGTAGAGGACAAATACGAAGAGCTTTTACTTACAAAGCATTGAATAAATTAATACAAGGATCTGCTGCAGACATGACAAAGAAAGCAATGGTAGATTTATATAATGAAGGTGTAATACCACACATTCAAATACACGATGAGTTAGACATCTCAGTTGAATCTGATGACGCGGCGAAAAAAATAATTGATATTATGGAGAATGCTGTTACGCTAGAGGTTCCCAATAAAGTTGATTATGAATCAGGCGAAACTTGGGGTGATATATATGGATAATTATGGCTTATTTAAACGCAAACATACCAGTAGAATACGCACAAATCAGGAGAGAATATCTTTATGATCTTAAGAGTCATCATGGTGAAGTTGAAGATTGTATTATCTTTGGTATTAGTTCCATTACGGGCAAGTCTCTTCTTTTTCACGCTATTATGGAGAATGGTGCAATCTTTTATCGCCTCCCTATTACAGCGTTTATACAACGTGGCTTTAAACCTACCGATGTACCTAGGCGTAGACTGGACGAGCTTCAGCTTTGGAATTGTTTCAGTTATTATCCTTCTGTGCATTCTTGGGATATCCTAGAAGCTCAGGCTGGTAAATACATAGGGAAAGATAAAAAATGGCATCCTGGTAAATATTTATTTACAGTGGACTTCGCACATCCAGAGCCTAATATATTGGATACAGATCACTCAGAAATACCTCATGAGCACAAATGTGCTCACATCATAGCCCTAGACGACGGGAACTATGCAGCACAACCAAATAATAGATGTATTTGGGATATACCATCATTTACAGTTAAAGATGAAATACCTAAATGGAAAGTGCAAACATCTGAGTGGAATGTAGAAAACACAAGTAAATGGAAGACTGAAGACACTGATAGATTCTTTTATGAAATAGAAGAAAAAAAACATGATGTTTGAAGAATATAAAATAGACGAAGAAACAATAAACGACATTTACAAAACAATAAAACCTTTAAAACTTAAAGACATCTCAAATACAACCTCTACTGAAAAAGGTTATCAAACAGAAAATATAGTAAAATATTTTAGCGAAGATTTACTTAAAAAAATACTACCCATAAAAAATTTATGGAAAGAAATATGGCACATACATTATATTAAATATTCTAGTGGTGGTTATCAAGCAACACACAATCATCCAAATGAGAAGTATTCTGCTATTTTTTATTTAAATAACTCTGATGGACCCACTGTTTTTAAAGCCCCTATCAATAAAAAAGTGATGCCAATTAGAGGAAAATCGGTTATATTTGAGGGGCCTATTTTTCATTACGGTGAAAAGAGCTTTAATAATAAAGAGGTATTAGTTATAGCTATAGGTAAAATTTAGGAGATGAAACATGATGAATAAATGTAAAGCAATTTGTTGCAAAGTTTGGGACAAAGTAAAAGCCGTCTGGAACTGGATCGTGTCAAAATTTGACAGGTAGTTTATGGCGTTAAAAATTTCTGAATCCGCTGCCGTGCAAATGCCGATGAAAACGGTTGCTAGTCTGATCGCGATAATCGCAATCGGAACTTGGGCTTATTTTGGTATACATGAAAAATTAAACCAGCACTCTACAAAGATAGAGTTGATGCAAAAAGATTTAGACCAAAACTCAGAGTTTAGAATTAAATATCCAAGAGGTGAGTTAGGTCAATCAGCTGGAGAAGCAGAGCTTTTTATGATAGTAGAACATGTTAGTGGTTTACTAGAGGATGTAGAAGAGGAAATTAAGGGTATGAGAAA